GTTGCGTATGCCGCGTTCGTAGATCCATCTGGCGGAAGCCAGGATTCTTTCTGCGCCGCGATCGGGCATCAAGAAAATCGTGAGGGCACATCAACCGTCGACGGTGAAACGAAAGAGCCGCACGTTGTGGTCATCGACGCGGTACGTGAGTGGCAACCGCCGTTCTCGCCCGATTCAGTCATCGAAGAAATTGCGGCGTTTGTTGGCTCCTATGGTCTCTCCTCTGTGACCGGCGACCGATACGGAGGTGATTTCCCAGCGGAACGATTTCTTGCGCACGGTATACAGTACGACATCTGTAAGAAATCGAAGTCGGAGTTGTATAGGGATATGCTACCCCTGCTCAACTCACGACGAATTACGCTCCCAAATAATACACGATTGAAGCAACAGATATGGTCTCTTGAGCGTCGAACAACAGGCGCCGGAAAAGATTCAATCGATCATCCATCCGGGGCACACGACGATTTGTCGAACTGCGCCGCAGGTGCGTGCGCACTTTTAAGGGAGTACGTTGATATGGGTTTGGTTTGGTGATGTTGTACAAAAGCCAACAAGAGTACGATCAGGCGCATCCTTTTATTGAAATTGATTCGAAAGCGTTAGGAATTGTGCTTACTAAAGGTCAGGTTGTTGTTTTTGACAAAAGCGATGAAAAGTTGATCCGTGGGTACCGTTGGTATTTGCGGCTCGATAAAAGCAGACGGACTTTTCGAGCAGAAACTTATTTTAAGAAAAACGGGGATGTGCACCGTATCATGATGGAGTGGTTAATTTGCAGAACACACAAAGAAGTTGATCACATTGACGGTAACGGGCGCAACAATCGTCGGGCAAATCTTCGAAAAGCAACTAAAGCTCAGAACCAGCAAAATAGAAGAAAATTTCCTTCGGCTCGATACACAAGTAGGTTCAAAGGTGTGTACCAAAATAAACGTACTGGAAAATGGTGCGCACTTATAAGAAAAGAGCATCTCGGAACTTTTTCTACAGAAGAAGAAGCGGCACTTGCTTACAACAAAGCCGCTAAAAGATTGTTCGGGGAATTTGCGCGACTCAATGTTGTGGAGATTGTGGCCGCTTAAAACTGGAGGTACAAACATGGCAGACGAGACTCTCTCCGCCAGCCGCGCCGAGCACATGCGCCTTTTCGTCGAGCGTGTGATGACGCGGCTCGACGCGGGTCGCGCTGCGTACGGAGATAAATCGTTCAGCAAGTCTCCGGTCGCGCTGCTCGACGAGATACTCGAGGAAATTTGCGACATCAGTGGTTGGGGGGCCGTGCTCGCCGTCAGAATTCTCGAAATGAAGGATGCTCTCGCCGCCGCGGAGATGGCTCCGCAGGACGACACGCTCCACGGGAAACTTGCGCGGATGGATACGCGTAACTCAAGAGCATCCGCACGTTGATGGGCGGCGCCACGCGATCGTTCAAGGCGGAGAACCGTGTCACGATCACCGAGGCGGTCCTGAACGAGTCGGTGCTAGCGGGGCGGATTCACGGATCGCACGTCTGGAACCCGTGTAGCGTCTGTGGGTGCCCGACCGCGGATCACCTGGTACGCCGAGGAGAGATCATCTGCCTCGAACATGCGCTCAGCTGCTCTAAGGAACTCGGTGCGGCCATGCGAGAGGGGCGGGTGATTTGTTGAACCACAACTACGAAAGTACCGCCTGCCAACACGGCCTACATGACCGGTGCCGCAAGAAGTGCAAGTTCTGCCCGGCCCGGTGTTTCTGCGACTGCCATAAACGTAAACTCCGACGCGTCACGAAACGGAGGGCCGCGTGAACACTGGATGGTTCGGCGTTCCAGGTACGTCGAACGGCACAAGCGTTCACATCTGTAAGGATGGGCATCCGGTCTGTGGTGTGCGACTTCGTCCTGGGGCCAAGCTACAAACATGCACCTACGCCGTGAGTATTCGCTGCGTCGAGTGCAAACGCTGCCTTGCGTGGTGGCAACGCAATTACGTTTCAATGAAGGAGGAGCACGCCTCATGAAACGAACGCCGTCCGAGCAGACGTTGGACGAACTGGCTCAGCAGGCGCTTGCCAATCTGACGGAGCCCGACTTTGCTCTACCTGACGAGCGCTCCTCCACCGTAAAATTTCCGTTCATCCGTCTCTTCGCGGCCGTGCTTGATCTTGCGATCGTGGAGGGGGACACGGCGTGGGTGAAGCGCGATGGTGGTGGTCTCTTCTCTTTCCCATCGGTGAGCGCGGTACTCGGCCGTGCAGATCCGGCCTTCGTTCTCGAGTGCTTGCGCGAGATTCGAAACCGAAAACGAACGGGTAGATGCGCTCACATTAACCGAGTCATTCGGCGGCGGATGGCGACGGCCTGAGACATCGTTTGACGCCGGCGATCGATGGATCGTATACTCCGGGACACCAGTATGCCCAGGAAAGCAAAACCCGCACCGAAGCCGCCGGTGATCGCCGCAGAGCTGCCCGACGTAGCCGGGGCCGCGCAGCTCGCAAAGTATCAGGAGTTCTGCAAGCGACGGGGCGAGGAGATACGGGAAACCTGGAAGCCTGGTCCGCGTGTCATTTCTGTAGAGCGCCAGGAAAAGATTCTCGCGGCCAAAGCGATGTATGTTTCGGGGAAAAGCTATTCGAAAATCGCAGACGCGCTTGGTATTCCGCGCGCCACCGCGGTTGGGTGGGTGCGGTCAAAAGTGGTTGGGGAAGTGGTGGCCACGCCGGAGCGGCGCGCTGAACGGATGAAGCGTAGGTGTAAGCTCAACGCCGCCAAGGTCCGTCAGATTCGCACGCTACTCGCCAACGGTGTTCGAGAGAGCAAAATTGCTGAGAAATTTGCGGTCAGCCAGGTTTTGATCAGCACGATAAAACTTGGAAAAACGTGGAGGCACGTGGCGTGAGTTCACGATTTCCACTCGCAAACGTTCTTGCGCATCGCGCGTCCGAGAGCAGCGGAGAGACGTTGCCTGCAATTCATGCCTATAGCGACGACAATGACATGCACGCGTACGCGTCGGCATTAAGCGATAGACTGCGATTTGCGCAGAATGTATTTTCGCAATTTGGCGGTCGGCGCAATTTTGTACAATTACTCGGATATCGCCCCTTCGTTACGTTTCAAGACTGTGTCGAGATGTACGAGCGCGGGGACATCGCGCAACGAATCATCGACATCCCCGCCGAGGAAACGTGGTTCTCGTTTCCCGAGGTCGTCGACGCGGAAGGGCGCCAAGGCAAGTTCGCAAAGACCTGGAAGTATCTTTCGCGGAAGCTCGACCTTCCTGAGAAGTTTTGCCGGCTTGACCGTGCCGCTGGTCTTGGTCGATACGCCGTTGCATTGATCGGCGTCCGTGATGGCCGTGCGCTGAGTTCGCCGCTCGGAAAAATCAAAAGTCCGGACGATGTACTGTTCATCTCGGTCTTCGCCGAGGGATCGGCCAATTTCGGTGCCGCCGTCGACGACGTCAAGTCGCCCCTTTACGGGAAACCCGAGATGTACAGGCTCGACCTTTCTCGGACTGCTTGGTCCAACGCAAACTCCGACTTGGTAGGCGCGTGGCCTGGGCAGACCACGAGTGGATTTTTACCGACGAGCAAAGGGCGTCAGGCATTTTCCAACGACACGCACACCTCCCGTATTCTTCATTTTGCGGACGGCCGACTCGAGTCGGACCTCTTCGGCATGCCGCGATTGAAGGCGGTCTTCAATCGGCTCTTTGACCTTGCGAAGGTAGTCGGTGGATCGGCGGAGACTTACTGGCTGGTCGCCAACAAGGGCTTGCACGCCAACATCGACCCGTCGAAAGTCCGAGGATACAAGCAGAAAGACCTCGATGCTCTTTCTGACCAGATGGAGCAGTATCGCGATCAGACGCTTCGCGTGCTCAAGACGGTCGGGGTGGACATCAAGGATCTCGGAAGCGACGGATCGGGTGTCAATCCGGCGGGTGTCTTTCGTGTGGTTGCCGCGATCATCTGCGGCACGACCGGAATCCCCGTTCGCATGCTCTTCCCCGAGACGCGTGGTGCGCAGACGTCGATCTATGACCGAATCGCGTTCCGGGAGGAGAAGATTCTCCCACGACAGCTTCGGTCGGCAGAGCCACAGATCGTTCGGCCTTTCATCGACCGCATGGTTGCAATCGGGGGCATGCCGAAGCCTGTAGGGATCGACGGCATCCCTGGGAACTACAACGTCCTCTGGCCTGACCCTGTGAGCCGGTCCGCCGCGGACCAGGCCGACATCGCGGAGAAGCGGTCGATTGCGGTGAGCAACCTTGCTAAGGCGCGGTCGGTTGGAACGCCCATCAACCCGAGACAAGAACAGCGTATACTCGGGTTCACGGAGGATGGTGACGACCAGGATCTGCCGGCCGACTTGCCTGGCGGGGACGTGGTCGAAGAGACCGGTGCTCCACCGAACGAGGTAAATCCTACACCGCCCACATCCAAGCCAGATGTTCCGATGGTGGTGAGTGAATGAGCGCGGACGAAGACGAGGCGCTCCTCTGTACTGCACCCGAGCACGCCAACGAGCCGCCACACGTGTGCTTTAAGGATGTGATGCTGTCGCTCGACGCGTTCAAGAAGCTCATTGCTGGATCTTCGGAGCAGAAGAAGCTGCCCCGCGTGTTCCGCGCGTTCGAACCGTTGGTCACACCGAGGATAAACGAAAACAAGAACACGTTCATGGGACGTTGCATGGAGAACGCGGCCGTACAATCAGAGTTCGGCAAGGGCACGAAACAGGCTGTTGGTGTGTGTCTGACGCAATGGGGCCGCGGGCGTGCGTCGGCGCAAGAAGCAGCAGCGCCGTGTTGCGACGCCTGCGCGACTGGGTCTGGTGAATGTTCGAGCGGAGAAGCGATCTCGGTCTACCGTTCGGCCGCGTCGACCGTGAAAGTCGAAGAGCAGATGATCAACGGGGAGAGGGTACTCACCTTTCCGATCGTTATGATGCTCGAGGGCGTTAGGCAAGCGGCCAACTCGCCGGCACCCGAGCTGCTTATGAAAGACGCGTTCGTAAAAGCGATCGCGGATCTCGGCAAGTCGACGACGAAGGGGCGTCTGCCGCTCGTCTTCACGCATCCGAAGCGCGGGAAGGCGTTCGTGTCCGTGCACAACAAGCACGATACGGGGACCGGACTTCCTCTTGGGTACCTCGACCAGCTTCGGTTCGTTGGTGGCAAGATGGTCGGGCAGGCGCACATGTATTACAGCCTCGCCGAGAAAGCAGGCAAGGGTGCGCTCACGCAGTACGCGAACATCAAGGCGCGGCGGATGGTGGAAGTCAGTGTTGGTCACGCTGCGAGGATATTGCAAGTGGCTGGACGCTATCGCGGGCAATCGTTCTATGGTGTGCATGCGAATCCTATATTAGATCATCTTGCAATAATGGAACCGAACAAAGAAGGCGCATGCTCCGTAGCTGACGGGTGCGGCACCAATCGCGCAAATGCGAGCAATAGTGCAAAGACGCTATATGCCTCGCGCCCGCTCCTGAACGTCGACGCATTCAGCGCGTGGGCAACGAAGCAAGGGCTCGTGCTTCAGGAAGACCCGCATGTCACGATCGTGTACTCGACAACTCCGATCGAGTGGCCCGAGACGGACCCCGCACCAATCACGGTCGTGGGTGGCGCGCGTGGGATCAAGCAGCTAGGGGACGAGGGCGCGGTTGCTCTCACGTTCGACTCCTCGCGCTTGCGGCAACGTTGGGAAGCGTTGCTACGCGCTGGTGCGGTGTCCGACTACGACACTTTTTGTGCGCACGTTACCATCACGTGCGACCCTGTTCCGGACATAGCGGCTATTGAACCGTACGAAGGGCCTCTCGAGTTCGGGCCGGAGGAGTTTGCGGAGATCGACGTGAAGGCGCACGTCCGAGGTTACATCCTCGAGTCTACAAAATTCCGCGGCGTGTTTGCGATCGTCGACAACGGGCGTACGATCTCGATGGGTTCAAGTGACCCGATTGGTCTACAGCACCACGACGAGTCGAGCTTCGCCGTGGTTTTCGAAAACAAACAAACAGGTAAGTCCGTCATGCTCGGTCAACGCTTCCGCCGCCTGTCTGAGGCGAAGTTCGCGGCTAAGGAACGTCTTGCGCGCATGAAGAACGCGGATCTCATTGCGATCGTTGCGCGCCGTCTTGGATCGGCTGAGATCCACGGCCATGGGAGAAGGCCGATCTACCGCGATGTTGCCGGACTTACCTATCGCGAAGTCGGCAAGGCGCAGAGCGCGTCTTGAGGCGTTTCGCAATTCACTTCGCGCGTGAGCGCGGGCAGCCTGCGTGTGACCCGCTGCTCCGGAAGATGGATCTCGGTTGCGAGGTGACTACCGAGAAGCGACTCGTTACGTGCAAGCTCTGCAAGCGAACCATCTACTACAAGCGCGTTGGGGTTCGCGGGGCCGATCCGTTTTGAGACTCGTCGATCTCAACCCGCGTTGGCTCGGTGATCGTCGCGAGATCCTTCTCTTCGATTGCCCGGTGTGCGGTGCCGGAGGCAGTCATCAGATCCGCGTGCCGCTCCGTAATCCGGTCGACGGTGGTGAGCCAGCAAAGGGGTACACGGTCGGTGGCGAAGCGAAGATTCACCTCTGGAACCGTGAGGGCGAGGCGTTCGAGACGCTATCGATCACGCCATCGCTTCACTGGGTCGGCCACTGGCACGGTTGGATTACCGCCGGAAAGATCATTAGCGCGTGAAGAACACCGAAGCCTTGATTCTCGAGCGATTCATCGTTGTCGCGTCGGGGTGTCACGAATGGACTGGTACGCGAGACAAGGATGGATATCCGCTCGTGAAGTGGAACGGGAAGACCCATCGGGCGTCCCGCTTGATTTGGTCATTTCGATACGGCTCGATTCCCGATGGATTGGAGGTTCTTCACCACTGCGACAATCCGCCCTGTATCAGGAACGAACATCACTTCCTTGGAACGAAGGTCGACAACCGCGCCGATTGCGTGGCGAAGGGTAGGCAGGCGCAAGGGGCTTCAAATGGAAGGTCGACGCACCCCGAACTAACGGCGCGAGGCGAACGTCACGGTTCCCGGACGATGCCTGATCGGGTTCCACGTGGTGAACGGCACGGGCACTTCGGGAAGCCTGCGATGGCGCACCGCGGGGCCAATGGAAGATTTGTCACCAACGGCGAGATCGTGAACGCGTAAACGCTGCGGTGACGCGGTAACTTGTGACGTCGTTCTGGACATGGCGTTTGACAAACGCCGTGTTTCGCGTGTATTCGTAAAACCGTGGCAGAACAAACCCCGAAGGTCGTCGACCGGGATCGTGAATTTCGCGTAAGCGAAGCAGTCACCGCGGATCTCGGGGAACTCGCGGATCTCTTCCGTGTGAATGAATCGGATGATGAAGCGGTCGTCGCCGCTCTCTCCGACCCCGACACGATCTTCGCGAACGAAGTTTCGAACGAGGATCTCCGCACGTCCGTGCAGAAGAAGCTCGTCGAGGCGCACGCGCGAAACCCGCAGTCGGAGTACGCGTATGACGTTGAGGTTCAGCACGTTTTCCCGAACGAGGTAATTTTCAAGAAGCAGGGAAAACTGATGCGTCAGCCGTACTCGGTGACCGATGCCGAGGATGGGCACGTCAAGCTTGGCGGAGAGCCGTCCGAGGTGCGTGCTGTCACGCGCTTTGTCGACCACAATCCGGATCAGAAGAAGCCTGGCACCGTCGTAGCGGCAGAGGCCAAGCCCGAGGCCCCTTCAATCATCGTGTTGACGGAGTTGGACACCAAAGCGAACGAAGAGGTCGCGGCCAACGAAGCTCCTGAGAACGTCCTGAACAAAATCAAACGGCTTCTCGGCTTGACAAAGCCACAAGCAAACCTGCATGATTCCACCATCGCCGATACAGAACAGCGTTCGGCAACGAAAAACGAGGAGACAACTCAGATGGCCGACACCGTGAAGACTGAGACCGAGACGCTCTTGCGCACCGAGCGCATCACCAAGCTCGTTGCGTGTGAGGCATCGCCGTACAACGAGAAGGATGCCGATTGGATGAAAGAGCTGTCGGATCCGGCATTCACGCGGATCGACCAGAAGGCCGACGAAGTGAAGGCCGCGAAAGATGCGAAGGACGCGGCCGACAAGAAGGCGAAGGACGCGGCTGACAAGAAGGCGGAGATGGCCAAGCGCGCCGCGGAAGCGGTCGACGAGACCAAGACCGAGGACGGCACTGTCACCGCCGCGAGCGCTAAGGTCGTCGCGAAGGTGGAAAGCAACGACCCTCGCGTAACGGAAGCTGCTCGTCCCGGCGAGCGCGTGGTCGAGCCGACGGCCGAGGAGTTCATCAAGAACTTGAACGCTCCGCCGGCACTCCGACGCGTCTTCGAGCGCGCCGTCGAAAGCGACAAGGCGGCTCGAAAGTCGCTCATCACTCTCATCCGCGCCAATTCGAAGCGCCTGACCGAAAAGTTCTTCGAGGGCCTCGAGACCGACGAGATCGAAGCGATGGCCGAGCCCTTCCAGAAGAAGCTCCCCGAGGCGAACTACGCGGGTTCGGGCATGCACACGTTCGAACGCCCGGCGAGCGACGCACCGAAGCACGCTCCGATGCCGTCGATGAGTTTGACTCGCGACAACGGCGCGGCCGCCAAGAACGACTAACGATCGCGTAATAGAAAGCAATAGGAGAAGACATGGGCAACGCAAATCGGATCTTCCTCGCGGGTGAGCACACGGACGACACCCGTAAGAACTCCACCGACAGTGTGGTCCTGCCCGGCGACCTTTTGGAGGTCAAGTCTGACGGGACCGTGAAGCGGCAAGCGACCGCCGCCGCGGATTGCGTCGTGCTCATGGCGCAGGAGAACACGGTCGTCAACAAGGGAATCGACGACACCTACGCAACCGGCGATCAGATGTCGGTCGTTTATCCGGATAATGGTTCAAAGGTCCAGGTGAACCTCGCTTCCGGCGGAGCGGCGGTCGTCGCTGGTGACGGCATCGAATCGGCGGGCGGCGGCAAGTGCCGAAAGCTCGCTTCGGGCACGCGTCTTTTTGTGGCCGAGACGGCGGGAAACCCGTCTGCCGCAGAAGTCCGCATTTCGGCGACTCGCAAGTAACGGTTCGCACAACTCAGAACTTCGTACTCGAACAAGGAGATTCAGCCGATGGTTGGACAAGAAAACAGTCACTCTGAAGATGGCGTTTCTCGCGCTTTTACGGGTGCGCTATTCAAGGGCGGCCCGGCGGATCTCTACGAGCGCTTCGTCGCGAACGAATGGGACCCGGAGCGGGCAATTCGCGCGTACACCCCGCTCATGCGCGACGAGCAGATTCGGTTCGACACGGCGGTCGTCAAGACGTTTCAAGAGCGAATTCGCGTCACGCGACGGCTGATCGAGCTTGGCCTCGTCGACAGGATCGACAATCCTTTCCGTGTGTCGGAAGTCGAGTATTCGAGTGAGGACGACGGTATTGGCGTCGGGATTCGCCGGTCGATGTCCCCGATTCCTCGAGCTGACTACGAACTGCCGGCTCTGACTCCAAACCGTGTACCGATCTACTTCACGTCCGGCAGGTTCCAGCTGGACCTGCGGTCGCTCGAGACTTCGCGTAACAAGGGAATGCCGCTCGATACCACGATCGCCATCCGGAAGTCTCGGGCGATCGCGCTCAACATCGAGGACGCGGTCATCAACGGCCCCGACATGCAGGTCTCCGGGTACGCGACGCACGGCTTCCTCGACGCGCCTGGACTACAGACGGTCACGACCGCGCTCGGCTGGCAGGACCCGAACAAGACCGGCGCCATGATTTTGCAGGACATCACCGACGCGATGGCGCTCGCCGAGGCGAAGCAGGCGTACGGCCCGTACGACCTCGTGCTTTCGACCGCGTGGTACAGCGCACTCCGTGGCGACTTCAAGGCGTTCGGCGAGCGGACTATCCTCGACCGCATTCGCGGGCTCGAAGCGGGCGGAGACAACCTCTACATCTATGTTGCCGACAAGGTTCCGTTCGATACCGCGATTCTCTACCCCCGCGCGATCGAGAACGTGCGCCTCTTCATCGGCAATCTCGGCGGTGCTCGGGCGCCGGAGCAGCAGGAGATGCCGCAGAACCAGATCACGCCGATTTCGCTTTTCCCGTGGGACACGGATGGAGGCTTCACAAAGAATTGGCTCGTTACGGCGGTGGTGATCCCAAATATGAGAACTACGGGCACCGGGCAGTCGGGAATTATCAGGATAATCAGCCAGGTTTCGTAAATTTCATGACGCGAACGTGTACAGTGTGCGGACGAAGTTTCGTCATTAAAATTCACGGAAAACGTTGCTGTTCTGATGTTTGTCGTGCTGTTGCGGAAAAGCGTCGAGTTGAAACAAGCCGGCGAGTACACCAAAAGACTTCAGTGAAACATACTTGCACACAGTGCAGTAAAGAATTCGAAGTTACTCGTCGCGATGTTCGTGGTGTGTTTGTGCAAGACAGTTGTTGTTCCCCCGAGTGTCTGGCCGAGTCTTACCGTAAGCGCGCCGCAGGCAATAATCGGAAGTCATTTGACGAAATTCGAAACGAGTTTGCCGAAGCTGGGATCACGCTACTTGCTACTGAAAACGTTAGAAACAACAAGATTGGGTTACCGGTACTGTGCCCAAACGGGCACGAGACGAAGCTCAGTCTGGCGAATTTTCGTAGAGGTAGTCGACGCTGCCGAAAGTGCCCGCGTCCTGAAACACGTGGTGAGGCGCATCACCGTTGGATTCCTTCTTTGCAAGAAGAAGATCACGAGTTCAACCGTCGAACAGCACGTCTTCTTTATTGGTCTCGCCAGGTCATAGCACGCGATAAGGCGTGCGTATGCTGCGGCTCGACGCAGAAGCTAAATGCGCACCATATTTTCGGGAAGCTAGCCTATCCGCGAATGCAGAAGGACCCAAACAATGGCATTACGCTTTGTCACGGGTGTCATTGGGATTATCATCGAAGTATTCGTCTCGGTGTGCCTGAAGTAGTTTCGTTCATCAAGTTTCTTCAAACTCGTAACGTTTCTTCGATTCCTGAGTTCGTCATGCGCCTATCGGCGTAATAGGGAGGAATCCAATGCCTAGAGATCCGATCAAAGCAAACGATTCGACGATTACCGAAGCGACTGCGCGTCTCGCGAACATGATCGCGGAGTCACAGACTTCGAATCAGCCGATCGTCGATCCTCCGCGGAAGAACTGCAAACCCTACATCTGGGAATCCGATGGCACGTTCTCGCGTCGTGAAGATGGTGTGTTGATCACGTACACCAAGGGTGACAAGGTCGAGATGACTCCGTACGAAGCGTTTCATTGCCGCGGATCGATCAAGACGCTTGGCGGGCTTCTGATTCCGAAGTCGATGTTCGACGGGAAGGATCATCCGAACATCGAGGCCCAGCCGGCGATGACGCCTGCCGAACGTGCGGCGAAGGCGGAGGTGACGGAAGATCGTAAGACGCAGCAGAGCGGTCTGCGTGCGGAGGTGGGGGAGTAAGTAAAGATCAGCATTCGCTTCTCGTCCGGCGTGCGCGAACGGGCGGCGGTGTTACAGCCGTCGCCCGTTTTGTTTCGAGAGCATAAATGTCAACGATCACAGCAGAGCAAGTTCTTCGAATTATCGACACCGAGATTTCGGAGGACGACGTCAACGATATTTTTATCCCGATGGCCGACGCCATGTTGGCTGCGGCATACGCGGATGTAAACGGAGTCGTCGCACCCGATTCGCTGGACACGCAGCTTCGACTTCTTCTCGCAGCGCATCTGATGTCGGTTGCGCGCGACCCTGAAGCTGGCGCGTTGCTCGAGAGCAGAACCGACGCGACGTACTCGCGTCTTGCGGGTGGCACGGGGACAAAAGACATGTTCGGTGCCGGGCTTCGTCAGACGCGTTTCGGGCAACAGGCGACTGTTATGTCCCCCGAGTTGGCGGCGATCGCCGACGGGAAACCAGAGGCACGGATTGGAGTGATCGAGACCTCGTCCTTGGTGGGCGCGGAAGATGACTCGTGGTGGTAGACGTGGATGGGCAGACGAAATACGACAAAGCGAATTCTGCACCACAACGGACAACCACTCACGTTCGTTCGCGAGCAGGGCGGCACGTTCGACCCGGTGCAATCGTCGACGTCGGGACAGACCACGGTCAGTGTCAAGACCAAGGGAACGCTCGAAGCGTTCACGGACGAGGAAATCGACGGGGCGGAGGTGCAACAGCAGGACATCAAAGTCACCGTGCCGGTTCTCGATTTCGAAGCGGCCGATCCGACGTTCGTACCACGCGATGGGGACTTTGTGATTTTCGAAGACGAAACGAAGTTCATCATACGGCGAGTCAGGACGCTTCACGCGAACGTCGCGTATTCCGTGCAGATCAGAGGCGGGTGAGCGCGTAGATGGCCGACACTATAATCAGCTTCGAAGAAGTCTCGGAGTATCTCCATACGGAGACTCGCCGCGCTTTCGCCGCAGCTCGTACGATTCCTATCCGCGCCACGAAAGTCGGGTTCAAGTTTTTGATGGACGAGTCGCCGGTTTTCTCGGGCGCGTATCGTGCGTGCAACGCGATTGGTGTGAACGAGCTTCCCGAGATCGACGTCACTATCGCGGCACCGGGTGCTGGCGGGCAGGGGCGTAGTAAGAAAACCGGGCGTTTCACCGCGGGGTCTGATTCGCTTATCAATCTCTCCGACGCGATTCGTTTTTACCTGCATCGTACCGGGCAACCACTCGAGTTTAGTGGCCCGTGGCAAGATACCAGCGTTCTCGACAAAGACTTCGAGCTAGGCGATGAGATTTTGATAGGCAACGAAATCCGTTACGCCGAGCGCGTCGAGGAAGAGAAGGGGCTGTTGATCTCCGCGCGCACGCGACAGGTTGTCGAGGTCGAACTCGAACGCCTCGCTGACGACTTTAACCGCCGCTCCGACGCTGCCACGTTCGGCGCGGGCGGGGACGTGGTAGAATGATCCATGTCGACCACACGATTCGCACAGGACAACGTCGATATCAGGGGGCGGTTCAAGTCTGCGTTTGCAGATGTGCCAGCGAACGCAGCTATCCGTGTTATATGGGAGTCTCAGCCCGAGGACTACAACGGCGATCCCTTCCCCGACGTGCAATCCGAGTTCGTGAAGATCATCATTCGGCAAAATACATCTCGACAGGTTTCAGTCGGCGGGCGTGGTTCTGTAATTCACGGCCGACGATTTCGCCACTACGGAACGGTAGCGGTGTACATTCAGACTGCTGCGAACAAGGGGACGAAAGAGAACGAGCGCGTCGCGGATCTCGTTGGGCAAGCGTTCAGCGCTTTGTCGCTTGGCAATGTGGTTTTTCGAGACGCGACGTACCGGCAGTCCGGGGCGTCGGCGGGGCAGTGGTTTCGCGGAATTGTTTCCGTGCCTTATCAGAGTACGTTTGATGAGTGATGCATGACTAACGTTGAAAAGAAAATTCGCTCGGCCAAGTGGGACGTCGATTACTCTTTGCCTGAGCCGGCCCTCGAAGCTGCACGTAACCCGCATATTGAGTATTGGTTGCCGTGCCCTGTTCTTGAAGGCTACGACATCAGTTCACACGGGCGTGTTCGAAGTTGGTGGCAGACTGGTAGAGGATCTGGGATACGGAAATTGACCGTTCCCAGAATACGGAAGTTGACAGTGGACAAGCATGGAAGACCTACAATCAGATTGCGCGCTTCGGAAGGGCAACGTGCTTGCCAACACTACTACGTTAGTGCGCTGGTTGCTTTCACTTTTTTGGGTAAACCGCCGGTTCAAGTAGAGTATCCGGTTGCGCGGCATCTCGACGACGTTCCTTCGAATAATTTTGTCGGTAATCTTGCATGGGGGACGCAAGCAGAAAATATGCAAGATCGTTTTGTAAACGCGGGAAGGCACTGCGTTGCCAAACTTGGACCTGTCGAAGTTGCGCTTCTTCGCGCGGCACACGCGAATGGAAGTCTTCACCAAACGAATGCTGCGGCAAATTTGGGCGTGCATCGATCTACGGTTGATCGAATTGTCAACGGGTGTACCTGGAACAGCTAAGGAGATAAGTTCATGGCCAATTTTGCTGACAGCTCAAACGCCGCTATCGCCGTAAGTAAGGAAACCACTTTCGGCGTAAACCCCGGTTCCGGCGCCGTCTACGCGCGCTTCACGTCGGATACTCTCGAGCAGGACAACGCCTCGAAGAGTTCGGCGGAGGTCACCGGCGATCGCAACCCTCGCGGTTTGATCCGTACAGATCTTTCCGCGAAGGGCGACATCAACTTCGAGTTCAGTGCGAACAACTTCGACATCCTGTTCGAAGGCATGATGACGAATCACTGGACGCCGGAGTTGGCGATCAGCGCGCATAATCTGACGATCTCCGGAGCGTCGCTCGGCACTTTCACCGTTACCGACGCCACGGGCGGCGGGTTTGCGAACGCCGTGCTTGGCCAGTGGGTGAAGCTCGGTGGTTTCGCCACAAACGGAATCGTCTACGGGCGCATCATCGCGAAAGCGTCCTCGTCCGTCGTCACTTGTCAGGGCACACGGTCCGGTGGCGGAGCTGTCACGAACGAGGTCGGCACAGCGAACACGCTCGACGGATCGCACCTCTCACTCGGTACGACGAAGACGTCGTTTACGATCGAGCGTCAGTGGCTCGACGTTGCTATCTACGAGCTGTTCACCGGCATGACTGTCTCGACGGCGTCGATGAAGATCGCCCCTGGCGACATCATGACCGGGAAGTTCTCGTTCCTGGGGTCGAAGCAGGTCGATTCGGGCACCTCTGCCATGGGCTCGATTGCCCCGTCCGGTGGTGAGCTGGTCATGAACGCCGTCGACAACGTCGAAGCTGTGATGGCCGACGTCTTCACCCGTAACTCGACGTTCTGCTTCACTGAGATCACGTTTGACATGAACAACAAGCTCCGCTTGCAGCACTGCATCGGGTCGCTCGGGGCGGTTGGCATCGGTCTTGGTGTTGCAGAGATCAAGGGTACGCTCAAAGCGTTCCTCGAAGACATGTCCCTCATCAACGAGTACTTGAACTTCACGTTGACGAAGCTTTCGTTCCGGTTGAAGGACCAGAATGGCCGCGTGATGATATTCACGTTCCCGCAGATCCGCTTTGGAACCGGGCGTGATCCGATCACCGGAAACGCGGCGGATGGAGTTGTCGATCTTTCGTGGACGGCTGAGAAGGAAGATGGAATTTCAAACTCAGCCCTGACGATCGATCGCTTCAATTCCGCAGATTACAGTTAGACAAAGCAGTCTTTAACTGTTTTTCTTTTTTGGGCTCTCGCGTAAGCATTGCGAGAGCCCTTTCTTTTTTGCGATGTAGAGCCGGTCCGTTGTTGTCATAGAGGGCGGCGCAAATTGTTTTTACGTCTGCAAGCGCACCCCACGTCATTTGAAAAATGCGTGTGGTGGAGGGTAGTCGATGGATACCTCCGCTAGTTACTCCTGTGACTTTTTGTAGACGTGATTTGAAAGCCGTAAGAAATTCATACGCTCCACATACCGATATTCGGTGCGCGGAATGTTCTGAGGCGACATAACCGTCACCGTCAATGAATCCTCGCGCGTAATGAAGAAAGTGATAATCGTCGATTTCGCTCGGCAGCCTTAAGTTTGTAGATTTGTGCTCGTCGATTCCGTGTCTACGAAGGTCTGTTAGTATTTGTTTTGAGCTGAGCCACAGTTGTGCGTAATCGCTTCCGCGTGATGTGCGTTTTCTTATTTTCACCGTGGTTGTTGAGCCCAACCACACACGCAGCTCTTCCAAAATATACGCGTCAGCGTGATGAAGGTTAATGCACAGGCTGTAAATTTGTTTTGTTGTGACGCTGCCATCTGCTGCGATCAAACCGGCGAAGTAAGCAGCTTCTGGTGAATTCAAAGAAGAGAAAGCATCATCTCTGCATGTGTAAGTTTTTCTTGGTTTTATCACACACCTGGCGACCACCAATAATCTGAGTACGGTCATGCTTCCGACGCCGAGTTGTTTGGCTATTGCTGGTGTTCCGAGACCACTGTTGTAAAGCTTGGCTGCACGTTCAGCATCTGCCGCGTTCATACCTCGGCACCATTTCCAAACATCGACAGGTACACCGGCAGATAACAGTGCATCCAAAACTTTGTAATCTGCTAATTTTTCTAATCTACCAATTTTTTTCAGCGTCATGCCGGAGAGCCTAGCCGCGACGATTCTTTTTACTTGATCTTCCATTGTGCAATCACCGTCGCACATCTTGGTAGGGTATGCAACACGCACGTTTGACAAACAGCACCGCGAGTCTGTAAAATGTTGTTAGGATTGAAAAACGTTC